CTGCAGGTGATCCGGGTGACCGGGTTGCCCGACTCGGTGCGCGGCATCTGGTCGCTGTGGGAGATCAGCCTGGCGGCGGAAGGCTTGAGCCGGAAGCGCTTCCTGCCGGTGTTCGTCAACGAGGAAGGTCGCCCCTTCGTACCCACTGCCAAGCGCGTGTGGGACCTGCTGCTGACCGAGACCGTAGATGTTCATGCCGTGACCGGCGCCGAGGAGTCGGTGAAGTGGTTCGAGGCATCCCATGTGGCCGCCAGCGCCCAAGGCGAACGGATCTTCACCGAGCTGCTGAACGAGCACCGTGCCCGACTGAAGGAAGAACGCGAGCGTGCGGTGTATGCCTTTGAAGCCCGAGGCCAGGCTATTGGGCGAATCGGTTTGCCTTGGACGACATGGAGGCTAGCGTGCCGGATTTGAATGCCGTGATGATGGTGCGCGTCTCCGGCGATGTGATGCCCGGAGGACAGGTGGGATGAGCCAGTGGTCAGAACGCATTCTCAGCCACTTCACGGCCGATCTCACCCGGCTCTGGGTGGCGTGTGACCCTGATGATGTGTTGCTCGACGAGAAGCTGCTGACCGAGCTGCGCGGTCGCGGCTTCGAGCTGATGCTGTACGAAGACCCGTTTGCCTTCCGCGCGGAATATGAGGAACGCTACCGCGCTGCATGGGATCGAGGTGAGCAAGGGCCTGCGCCATCGCTGGTTCTGCATCTGCGTAGCGCCGACGCGAATACGTTGCCGTGGGACATCGTGCATCACGGGCGTGTGGTCCGGCTCAGCCTTGCGGAGCTATTCCCGAAGCTGGCTTACAGCGCGGTGCAGCAAGTCGAGCCTGAGCACTTCGCCGGGCTTTTTCATGCCCACCAGACGGAATTGCAGAATGCACGCGGCGAGAACGAGTCGAAGGACTTCATCCTCGAACACGTCTACCAACTGGCGCCGAGGTCGATTCGCAATCCGGTCGACTTCTGGCGCGAGCTGCTGCGGATGCACTTTGCCAATCGCTCGTTGCCACCCCTGTTTGCTCAACACGCGGCAGGCATCATTCAAGGCAAGGGGCTGTTCACGGATCTGCCCGTCGCTACATGGCTGGCGTCCAAGAGTGCGCTACTGCGAGTGATGCAGGATGCGTGGTACCGCTATCTGAAGACCCAGGGGCTGGACGGAACCCGCACTGGCGAACCATCGCCGCCAGACTACGTCGCCAAGATCGAGATTCCGTTCGATCACTCCGATGTGCAGGTGCTGGTCGATTCGATGTTCCTCGACGGCAGCTTGCATCCGCTGGCGGTACACAGCGTTCCGGCGGGGATGCCGAGTTGGATCAAGGCGGGGATTGTCCAGGACCCGGCGGCATTGCAGGCCTTGGTGCTCAAAGGCATCGATGGCCTGATCGAGACGACCCCAACAGCGGCATCTTCGCACAAGGACTGGAGCGAGTTCGCCAAACGCTACGGTGAGATTCTGGCTCGCACGCATGGTTTGCCAGGCACGGAAGGCAGTGAACACCTGCCGGTGATTCGGGAACGGATCAAGACCTTGCAGGCGCAATCAGACGAGGGTCTGCGAGCTTGGGTCGCAGCCAAGCATTACGCCGACTTGATCCTGCAGCCGGTGACCAAAGGTCCGGTGATGGTGCACCACGTGCCGCGCTTCTTGCGCCATCGGCGGTCCGCAGGGGAAACCAAGGTGGCTCTGCTGGTATTCGACGGACTGGCCTTCGACCAATGGGTACAGATCCGCGAGCGCCTGATCGCCACCACGAAACGTTTCGCATTTGACGAGGGAACCGCGTTTGCATGGCTGCCGACCGTGACATCGGTGTCGCGCCAGGCGCTGTTCTCCGGACTGAAGCCGCGTGAGTTCGACGACTCCATCGACCGAACGGACAAGGAGGAATCCTTGTGGAAGACGTTCTGGCAGAACGAAGGCGTCAACGCGAATGAGGTGATGTATCGACGTGCGCTGCGTCAGACCAATCAGCTCGAAGCACTGGAAGCGGATTTGATCGACCGGCGCCCGAAAGTGGTGGGCCTGGTCATCGATGAGGTGGACGATCGGCTCCACAAGGAGCGATCGAAGAAGGACGTGGCGATGTGGATCGGGAACTGGTTGACGACCGGTTTCGTCGACCGGCTGTTCTCGTTATTACTGGACAAGGGATACCACATCTATCTCACGGCGGACCACGGCAACGTGGAGTCCACCGGCGTCGGCAGGCCCAGCCAGGGCGTGATTGCTGAGACGCGCGGTGAGCGAGTACGGGTTTACAGGAGTGAGCCGTTGCTGGCTGATTCCGCTGCGGCCTATCCCACCACAGTCAGGTTGGACATCGCTGGACTACCCGCGAACTTCATGCCCCTATTCGCAGGCGGACGAACCGCCTTTGTGCCGGAGGGCGAGCAGGTGGTGGTCCACGGCGGGGTGTCGATCGAAGAGTTGATCGTGCCCTTTGTGAAAGTCAGTTATTCAGGAGCTGTGGCATGACCACAAAGATGCCACTTATTGGATTTGATCGATTTGTAGATATTGAATGGTGCCGTAGCGCATTTGATGTTGCCGCAGACCAGAGCGATATAGATGCCTTAAGGAATCAGATTGCCACCTTGCTACCTGGCGCGGAATCACAAAGAAAGACTTTGGATATTCTCAAGCGCTTGAGTATCAAGCCCTTCGAGCATCTGAGCGATTTCATTGGCCGTGGTGTTGCAATCTATAAAACCCAGGGGACGGCTAGTGTGCTTCCTTTAGCTTGGGGAGCATCAATATCCAGTTATTCTTTTTTCGGAAAGACAGCCGAAACAACTGGCCGGCTTCTTTCATTGCAAGGCGATTGTTCGATTAAGGAACTTCAGCGTCGGATGGCAGAGCAGTATGGGGATCGTAGTGGGATTGAGCGAGCTGTAAGTCGAGTGCTGCAGTCGCAGGCAAGTTGGCAAGCCTTGACGCGAGATGAGACCACGAAGCGTATTTTTAAGCGAGAAGCACTATGCATAGTCGACTACGACCTCACCGCCTGGTTGATCGAAGCGGCAGTGCGCTACGCTGGCAAGCCAATTTCAGTGCCCAGCCTGCAGTCGCTGCCGGTGCTGTTCCCGTTCACGCTGACACGGCCTCTGGCCTACGTGGTGTCGAACAGCCCGAACCTCGACCTCCGGTCGGAAGGTCCGAGTAACCAGTTCGTCGCATTGCGCTCCGTGATTTGAAGAACAAGGAGAATTATGGCCCGCATCGAAAACCACAAATACAGCATCGAGGAGGCATTCAGGGAGTGCTTCTACATCGTCCCGGACTACCAGCGTGAGTACGTCTGGACGGACAAGGAGGTGCATCAGCTGCTGGAGGACATCGGCGAGCAAATCGACGCGGGCACCACCCGGGAATACTTTATCGGTACGGTGCTCGTGTCGCCTACCGATCAGAAAAACCACTATGAGGTGATCGACGGCCAACAACGCCTGACCACCTTCTTCCTGCTGCTGTGCGCATTGAAGCATCTTTTCCAGGGTGAACCACAACGGCAGATGATCGCCGGACTGATCTCTACAAGCTACGTGGACAGCGACGGCGAGGTACGCACCAACCTGAAGCTGGAGCCGCGTTATGAGAGCGCGGGCGAAGTGATGGCCAAGCTCGTAGAACTAGACGCCGAACCTATGGCCGTGCGCGCAGGCATCCAGGCTTCGGGCATCGCCAGCTTTGGCTCGCTGGAGAATCTGGTCAATGCCTACAGCACGCTGTATCGCTACCTGAAGGACAACTACGACGACACGGCCAAACTGAAGAAGTATTGGGGCTATCTGGCAAACAACGTGGTGTTCATCCAGATCTCCACGGACGTCAGCAGCGCGCTGAAAATTTTCGAGACCATCAACGAGCGCGGCGTGGGTCTGAACCCGATGGATTTGCTCAAGAACCTGCTGTTCACGCAGGTCAAGCAAACGCAGTTCACCCAGCTCAAGGACGAGTGGAAAAAGATCACCAAGCCGCTGGAGAAGGAGAAGGAAAAGCCGCTGCGTTTCCTGCGCTACCTCCTGATGGCCAATTACGTCATTAAAAATGAGCGCGGCGATGCCGTGGTGCGCGAGGATGAAATCTACGACTGGTTCATCGCCAAGGACAACGCGGCGCTCTGCGACTACGCAGGAAAACCTTTCGAGTTCGTCCGCAAGGTGATTCGCAACGTCGAGCACTACTTGGCCTTCGCCAACGGGCTGGGTAACGACGGCAAACCTAGCCTGGCGATGGACAGCCTCAAGCGACTGGCCGGTGGGGCGTTCAGTCTGCACTACGTCTTGTTGCTGGCAGCAGCGAATTTCCCCAAGCCGCTGTTCGATCACTTCGTCGCGCAGCTGGAGAGCTTCCTCTTTTACTACATCTTCACCAAGACGCCGACCAAGGATCTGGAACGCAGCTTCTCGCAATGGGCCGATGAACTGCGCGCAATTGCCGAGGTCGGTGATCCCGTGAAGCAGAAGGTGCAGCTCAACTCCTTCGTTGCCGATCGCTTCGAGAAGAACATGGCGAGTAAGTCGCAGGAGCTCGCCGACGCCCTCAAGCGCTTCACGCTGTACTCGATGCAGCAGTATCGCACGCGCTACCTGCTGGCGAGGCTGACGCAGCACGTCGAGATGGCTTTCGGTGGGCTGAAGGCGCCGGGCAGCCTGGAGCCTTTCACCAATCTGGAAATCGAGCACATCTTGCCCAACAAGCCAGAGGACGATCTGCGCGCCAAGTGGGCCACAGAGAATCCGGGGATGGCCTACGACGATTACAAGAACCGACTCGGCAACCTGACCTTGCTGGAGAAGCCTATCAACATCGTCGCAGGCAATGACTTCTACACGGGCAAGCAGGTCGAGTACGGCAAGAGCGGCAACTACCTGACTCGCAGTTTGGTGGCGCTGACCGACGTCGGGCAGAACACGTCCATTTCCAGGATCAACGCCAAGCTGGAGGCGTTCCCTGCGTGGAATGCCACGTCTATCGAGAAGCGCCACGCGCTGCTCATCGCGCTGGCGCAGGAAGTCTGGAAGACGACGCCAATTGACGTCTGATGAGGGAGCTCTATCAACATGACTAATTCATCAGCACCTGCGCCGATGTGCGATGACTGCAAGGCCTTGGTTGGCGCGTCGCGAAGCACCAAGCCTCATGAAAATCTCGAATACAAGAACGGCAGACAGGTCTCGTCGATGATGGGCGCTGCCGACGAGGCGTACTACCGTTGCAGGGTGTGCGGCCACGAGTGGCTGAGACCGGATCGTGTGGCATGGGATGGGTTGCATAGCGGTGGCGATTTTCGTGGCGCAATCAACCCACAATGACAACTTGTGAGTCTCATGGGCAGAGTTGATATTCAAGCCTGGCCGGTCCTTGCCAGATACCGCTGTGACGTTCTTTGATTCGCAGAGCCCAGGTTGTTGGAACAATCCATGATCGTCCAGGCTCGCCGGGATTGCGTGCGACTCCGAGCTAGTTGCTGATCTTCACTTGGGCGATCAGCATGGCGACCTCCGCTTCCCTCCGTGCCACAAGCCCTGGCAGCACTTTACCGCCGCCATAAATCCATCGCCGCAGTTCCTGCCCTGCAGCGATCCAGTCTCGCTGGTTGATCCGCCGCCTCAGGGTCGATGTCTGAAGCCGCCCCGCGCCGAGGTTGAAGGTGAAGTCGACGATGGCCGAGAGCCGCCCCTCGGGCTCGGTGGCCAACACCGGACAGTAGCGCAGCGTCGCGGCAAGGGCCGTGCGCAGATCCTGTCGCAAGTAGGCCTCGCCATCTTCCTCGTTGATCGGTGGATGGTCTGGCTTGCACAAACGGCCGTAGCCGATCGTCCAGTAGCCAGCCGGGCAGATATAGGGATGGGCCCGGCGCAGCGGATCTGACCTCGGAATTCGATGAAATCCCTCGAAGCGTTTTGCCAGGGCGATGGCTGCCTGGGGAATCTGGCTCATGGCCTCACCCGGTCGAACACGCGTCCGATGAACCAGAAGTTCAGCACGCCGGCCCACAGGGCTTGGTCGGCTTCGGTCCAGGCGTGGAGGATCGCGACACCCCAGTCGGCACCGCCCTCGATGGCGGCCACGAAGGCGGCCGTCTTGGCGGTGCAGTACAGCGCCATGAACCAGTAGGTGATGACTGGGCGGACGCTGCTCGACAAGGTATCGGCCCAGCGGACGCCGGTTTTCTCGCCCTGTGTGCGGACGGCCTCGCGTAACGTCTCGATCGCGCCCACGTTCCACGCGGCATCGGCACCAGCGCCTATTTCGTCCATACGCTGGGCACCACGCAGTCTCTCGAACTCGAGCGCCTTGTCCTGCATCGCGAGTTCGTGGCCGCGTTCGCCCTTGCGGTCGAGCCACTTGAGGAGTTCGGGCGCCAGGCGGAAAGCGCCGCCGAGAAAACCACCAAGCAGTGTCTCGATCATTGGCCACCTCCCATCAATTTGAGCTTGATAGCGGTTCCGACCAATAGCGCTGCCAGGATTCCGGTTGTAACGACTTTGATGGTTGTTTGCCAGGCGGTGCGACGTGCGTCACGCCACGCTTCCAACAGATCGCGCAACTCCCTAATATCCCGTGCAGCATGACCGTTTTCAAGGCCAAGATGAGCGAGGCAACGCTCAGCGCCACGTTGAGCTGCAACATCAAGCAGATTTTCAAAGTCGTTTTGGGGCAGGCTAATCCACCCCTCTTGGCTTTTGATTTCAACCATAGTTGTCTCCAAAGGTGAAATAAAACTGGTGCGGTAAGGTCGGTTAAAGACCAGCAGTCAAGGGTTCAGGCGCAATCACGAATCGCTCGCACTCGACGTGCGTCGTGTAGCCTTGGTTGCTCAAGCGATGCTCGACGCGCTTGATGCGCCAATCGGTGGGGATTCCCGCGCGCAAGGAGACCCAGAGCCTCCCCTCAGCAGCGAGTCGAGGATCACCGGCAAGGCTGAAAGACAGTTCACCCTGCGCACGCTCTCCAGTGTTCTTGCGGGTAGCCGCCGCGGCCTTGGCCTCCGCTTCCGTGGCGTGGACGTAGCGGATTTCCTCGAACGGCGGCTGGCCGGTGGTCACTTCCCGGCGCTCGCCCTTCTCGAAATCCCACCAGTAGGCGCGTGTGCCACCGGTTGCCGTCGTCGGTGGTGTCGAAGTGTCGCGGTCACTGATGGAGCCACTGCCGCCAGGCTTGCGCGCCGAGTGTCGGTAGCGCCATTCAGCCAGATCACTGGCATTTAGAGAGATCGTCGGCATCGCCTGGCCGGTGATGGTCTTGATGGCACCCTGCTTGGCCAGTACCAAGAAGCCGGCCACGGGCTTGGCCACCGCATCGTGCTTGGCGGCCAGTCGGGTGAGCAGCGCCATGTCCGATTCCTCGGTCTGGTCCAGATGCGGGATGGCAATGGCGCCGAGTTCGGGATCGATCTTGGCCTCGTACCGATGCTCAGTAGCGATAGCCTCGACCAGTTGCCCCAGCGTCGTCTCATCCCAGGAGCGGGTCTTGGGACTGCGAAACGGCCCGACCATATCGGCGGCCTTTGCCGAGACGCTGAGCGTGGCCGGTGGCGAGCGGATCTCGACCTCATCAACGATGAAACGCCCCATGGACACCAGCCGGGTTTCGGCATAGCCCAGAGAAACGGTCAGCACCGTGCCGATGCGCGGCAGCTGCGCAATCGCACCATCCTCACGGCGACGATCATCGAGGGTCAGCTTAAGTTCATCCGACTGGATGCCGGCTTCGTCGGTGATGATTAGTTCGATCAGGCGATCTCGGATGGCAGCGGTGATCTCCACGCTGTTGGCGTAGATACGAAATAACGGTTGCATCTGCCTGTCCTCATGACCACAGCCGGATCACCGGCGCTTCTACCGGCAACGGCAGCTCAGGCAGCTCGATAGCCAGACCAGCGGTAAGGACTGGCGGCAACCGCGCCAGAGCGGGATTGGCCTCGAGCACGGCGGCCAGCACTTCGCTGCGTCCATAGTGCTGCCAGATCAGGTCATCGAGCACATCCCCATCCCGGGTGATCACGCGCTTGAAGATGGGGCGGGTCATGGCTGATCCTCCCCGTAGGCCTTGAGCTTGATGCGAAATTCCAGCTTCCGGGGCTGGCCATCGTCAGCGAACACCGTGCGGGTGTCCCCGATCTCCGTGATCACCCAGCCACCCCAGATGCGGCCCAGGCCGTCGACCAGCTGCAGCGGCTTGCCGGCGTCAGCAAGGGATCTCATGGCGTCGATCTGCCCCAGGCCACCCTTGAAGCTCGGGTAGATCACGCCGTCGAGTTCGATCTCGCCAACGTTGCGTCCGACGAACTGCAGGGCGGGATCGCGGTTGATGCGTGCCTGCTCCTGCCAGCGCCAGGACTGGTTGAGTGAAAACTTTTGGTAAGCGAGCGTGGCGATTTCAAAACGAAACTCGCCCAGGCCCAACATCACCCGTTCGGCCATGGTGAACCTCCGTAGCAGATAAAAAGACTAGACGGGATCAGTCATGCAATGCCGCGCTGGAGCCGCGCATTGCCTCACGGATTAGCCTACGCAGCTGACCGTCGAGTAAATTGGCCAGGGTCTGCGGATCGCTACCCGCAGGGGCATGGATCGTGATCTGCGGCGCGAAGTGAATCGAGGGGGTGTCTGAAATCGTTGCGTTACCAAGTGCTGACGGCGCCATACCCATCGAAATTGGCTTCACCTCAGGCAGCGCCCGACGAAGCGGGCCATCCACCTGGACAGGATGACCACGCCCAGCATCTATGGCGTTGCCAGGTCTAACTTGAGCTTGAGCCCCTGCTGGAAGAGGCATACCTGCCTGCACTGGACTTAGCGTCGACATGGCCCGCTCTGGCGCTAGATGCTCCGTGGCAGGCAGCCATAACTCGGGCATCGTCATGTCGGGTCTGGCCAGCGACAACGGCATGTCCTGCAGTGACTGCGCAAGTTGCCCGACTGTATCCACCACTGCTGGCCCAGCCGACGCCACCCCTTGCGCGAGGCCGAGCGAAAGCGCGCTGCCCAATGTGGCAAACACTCGCGACGGACTGTTAATGCCGAGCATTGCCTTGAAGCGATCGCGCACACCGGCCGCGACTTCCCCAACGGCTGCCAGAGCTTGCTGCGCGGCATTTCGCACGCCCTGGGCAAGACCTTGCAGCATGGCGCCGCCCAAGGTCATGAATTGACGTGGCAGATCACGCAGAGCGTCCAGCAGCGATCCAAACACCGACTGCAACGCCTGCGCTGGGGCGAAAGATTCCAAAACAGCACTCAGTTGCTGCCAAGCCGACTGCGCGCCACTGATCACGCCAGTCCACAAAGTACCAAAAAACCCCGAGAGCGGCTGCCAGGTGGCTTGGATTGCCGACAGTGGCGAAAACGAGACCAAACCCCGAAAGCCATCCATCAGCCAGCCTACCAAGCTGCCCACGGCGCGAATCGGGAAGGTCAGCGCAGAAAAGGCCGTGCTCAATACACCGC